TTCTGATTTCTTAACCCAGAAATAATTACATTTGTGTAATAATGCTGGGGTATATTCTTTTCGGAATTCTCTTTGCATAAGATCAATTCCAATTTTTTGACATTCTGTTTTTAAACAATAATCATACCCGGCTTCTTTTCGTTCATCTATATAATTAGATGAACAATAAATGCATATAGCCATATATTATTTCCTTTATTTGTTTTGATTAAAAACAATTTCAGCAAAAGCTGTATCTCTTTCTTTATATGTTAATTTAGACATAACATATGTTGCTTGTTCATCATTTAATTTGTGATAATTAGTATAGATTTCTTTTTCGCTATCATAATTACCACCTGTAAGTGGATCAATTCTCATATTCATTTTTTTCTCCTTGTTTAAGTAGTTGACATATTTGTATTATTTTTTTTGTTGTTTTATTATCTTCGTTATTAATCATTAGATTTCTTAAAATCCAATTGTAATCTTTACTTCTTAATATTGGAATATTAACTTGATTTGTTAATTTATCAAGTTCGTTTAATAACAAATGTCTTGTATAATTATCCATTTTAATTACAACCCTTCATCTTCATAAACGACAAAATTAAAATTGTGTCTAAACAAATAGTCGCACAATTCTTCAGCCCAAGTATTTGGCAATAGACGAAATTCAACAATATCATCTAATATGACTTGTTTCTTTTGCCTATTCTTTCTCATAACTTTCATAATTACCAAACTGCGAAGCAAATCCCAATCTGCTTCATTATTATAATTACGAATTCTATTCTGTTTTACATACTTACTTGCGTTTGGATTATCATAAATCAAATCATCAAACGATGCTTTGAATGATTTTTTGTCATCAGAAATAAGAAGATTTTCATCAATTTCTTCAAATTCTATTGCTTCAGGCATAACAAAAGAATATGATGGATCATTATTTTTGTTAATGCGCGTATTTTTATTTTGTTTTGATTTTGATACAGGTATATCAACTATTTCAAAATCAAAATTATTGTTAAAATTGTTTTCCATATTTATATCCTTTCGTATTTGATAGTGTCATTTGAATCAATAGTTTTGGCAATATTAATTCTCTCATTCCCAATTTTTGCCGTAGTGTTAATATGAGCAACACAAAAAGGAATAGCCTGTTGTTTTTTCTTAGTGCCAGTCGAATATTTAGAATAAGCCGCACCGTCAGGAAAAACAATAGGAATAAGATTACCTTTTTCATCGCGTTTAAGCGTAAGATTTTGAGATGCAAATAATTTGCGAATACTGTCTAAAGACAAATTTTTACCTGTAGACATAACGGCAATAATTACAAACTCATTATCGTGTTTAATTTCAATTAGATCTGTAATCTGACCAAAATCAGTATTTTTACCTTTAACAGATAACCCAATTATACTGCGATCCATAGCCATACTCATATTTTTATCTCCCTTTTTAGATGAATAATTACCTGACGAATATGTAGAACAGAATAAATAATGAAAATATACACCAATAAATTGTAAGTATTTATATTCAATAATTTACTCAATAAATAGTTAGACATATCCACTAGGTAGCGTATAGGGTAAATAGGTGAGAAACAACCTAGAGATTATATTTCTTTTAAATTTCTTTTGGGTCAGAAAATTGATCAGAGAAAGGCGGCGAAGGCGTGTATCGAGAAATATAATTAATTAGTTGATTTATTAGTTCTTGGCGCGAATAAAACCGGCCATTTAAATTATATTATTAATTATATAAAAATTTAGCGCGCACAAGGGATCGTGTAATATTACGTTTTGTATTATTACTTATGTGTAATATTACGGCGGGCGTTTTAGCCAATATTTTTGTCAATTTTTAATATATTTTTTTGACAACCTTTATGGGAATTATTTCTGTCTCTTATGGTAATCACTTTGCACTCATTTCTTTAGACATCTCTACAAGTTGATCAATCATTGAACCTTCATATTCTAACCGGCCTAAATGCTTAATATTTATGCCAGGGTCTACCCAAACTTGCCCACCAATTTTTTCCCAATAGCGACAAAATCCATAATCCTCAGACAAAAATCTTTTATCATCATCTATATATGAATTAAAAAAAGCATAAGTCCATTTAGACTCTTCTTTACTCAGAGAGCCAGTATCGTCTTTATATTTTAATTCAGGATGCGCTGCAATTAATTTTGTAAACACTTCTCTTTTAATACACATAAACCCAGTGCCGGCATCATAAATAGACAATGCGCCATCTTTGACTTCAATTTTGCCGTTATTGTTTGGCTTAGGGTTAACCACAAAACGAGTTGCTTTTTTTAACAAATCTTCTGCTGGAACATTGTTGTTTACCATTTTAACAACTTTTTCCCAATCAATTTTTTTAATCGGATAGCAACCTGTAATAACATCTTTATCATGCCACAAAAGTTTAACAACATCTGTGTGTTCAAAACTTAGATCAACATCTATAAAAAATATATGAGTAAAGGCTGGATTAGCTAAAAATTTTGCGACAAGATTATTTCTTGCCCTATTAATTAATGAGTCAGTAATAGTACTAACTGCAAATTTTAATCCAATTTCTTTAAAATACATTGCAGTTTTCACAAAAGACATAAAAAAAGGTTCAGTTAATTGGCGATCATAACAAGGAAGCGCAAACATTGGACACCAATTTTGAATTAACTTTTGGTCAATTTCAATTTTTTGCGGTTCTATTTCTAACACAAATAATAGTATACACAAAAAAAAGGCGCAGCGTGCAATACGCTGCGCCTTTTTTTGAAATTTATTTATTTATTTTTAATTGCTGATTTAGCAGAAACGCCAGTAATTTCTTTTGCAGAAACACTAACATCATTTTTAGATGCTCTAAAAAACAAAGTCTTTTTAGTAGCGTCATACCTAATAACAATTTTATAACCAAGCTTTTTGGCTTGAGCGCGAATCCTTTGTTGCATTGAATTAAAAGGATTACCCGGTTCAATACCTTCAAGACTAAAGGTTTGATTATTTTTTACCGAATTATTAATTGCTTCAATAATCATTGCCAATTCAGGCGATGTTCGCCCAGATCGTACAATTTCAGGTAATGTATTTACTTTGTTTATCTTTAATACCATTTTTATCTCCTGTGTAATTTATATTGTTTTTATTTTTCAAGCACATAAAAGCCTTACATACTTGCCACCACTATAGTAGGGGCAAGGGTCGCTTATAACAACCTAAAAATAAAAAAAGAATTACTTTGAGTCATTGGCTGCCAGATTGACAGACAATTGGGCGATTTGTTTTTTCAACTTTTCATTTTCTGCTCTAGCAACAGAAAGATCAAATGTCATTGCAGTCAATTGTTTTATTAATTGATTTACCAAATCTTCATGCGTAATTTGAATTGGTTCTATAATGTTTCCAGCCATGTTCCTGTATCTTCCTTTGTTTTACTATAACCGGGAATAAATTTCCCAATGTCTTTATTATACACTTGAACAGTGCCGTGTTCTGGCATTTCTTCATCCAATTCGTAATTTTTATCCGGAGTTAATATTTCTATGTTTACTTCCGTGTTTATAGACATATTTTCAATACAAACAAATACAGCACCGGCAATGGCATCTGCTAAATCTTTTGATCCAGAATTTGGGTGATCTATTCTGTTATTGGAAAACAATCTTAATTTTAACAATTCTTCTTCAACCAATAATTCATTCCAATACCCGCGCAACCGGCCATCATATATTGCAGTCATTAATGTATCATAATCCGTTTTTTTAACGCTATGAAAATCAGCATTAATACCTAATGATCTTAAGCTTTGAATCATCTCAATAGATTGCCATCTGTCAAATGTAACTTTTGCTACTTCAAATTTTCTACACAAGTCTACAATTAATTGACGAATAGATGCAAAATTGATTTCTTCGTTAATATTTGCTTCCCAAGCATGAATTAAATCTATTTTAACAATTGGTAAATTTTCTACTCCGTTTAATGTTTTTACTTCTCTAAAACCTAAACAGTGTACTAAACTTAAAGCCGCTCTATCTCTTTTAAGAGCCAAGTCAACATGAATAAACCTTATTTGATTATCGGTTCCATTAAACCAATTAAAAAATTTTCCTTCTTCATCCATTGGATCATCTTCAAGCATAAACGCTTTTCTTACTAAATCTGCATCTCTAAAATAAGCGTCTTCCATATTTGGAGGATCACATTCAAATCTAGCGGCAGCTTCTACCGGATTTCTAATATATTCCGATTCTAATTGTTCTCTTGTTATTGTAGGATTTACTTCCCAAGTTGCCGCTTTAATATACCAAGTTTTTGGTTCTTTCTTTTCTTTTGCACCATAATATCTTTGTTCAATAAAATCACCTTTATATCTAGGAAATGACAAAAGAATTACTTTTCCTACTTCAGGAAACCTTGACATAACTGATAGCTTACTCATATTATAAATTGCAGATGCAGAACCTTTAGAACGAGTTATTCCTTTCAATTCAGCATCAGTTTTAAATGCAGCAATCTCATCTAAAACTACAGTCAATACTTCATATCCTTCCCAACCTTCACTTTCAGAATGACCTGAAAAACATCTTACTGGGCGTGAAAAGAAAAATACTTCTGAAACTCTTGGTTCAAATCCAACTTCATTAAAAAATGCAGAATTTAGCAATAAATTTTTAAATGGTTCAAAAAATACTCTTTGCGCTTGTTGCGCATTTACAGCAAGGTTTAGCAAATCAATGTATACTCCATGTGCTTTACCAAAATAGTTCAAAGGATCACGCAAACAATGAAGCAAATAAATTGTATAAGCCATAGATATACGACTACAATGATCTTTACCGCTACCCTTGCCAAGCATGCATATTACTTCATTATCAGTATATTTTTTATAATATTTTTTTCCATCGCTTTCTCCCATCAAAGATATTAATGTTTTTTCTTTAAAAATCTGTGTATTATGTTTTACAATTTCTTCTTGAATATCAGAAAGTGGCGGCAAACCCAAATATTTTTTTTCTTGTACAAATGTTTGAATTGGCACGGGCGATGTGATAAGATCATCTGAACGCAATAATTTATCAAAATCTTGAATTTCAAGATTTAAATTTAGGTAATCTGTCATAAATTACCTAAATGATAGTTTAGACGCGCCTGTGGCTCTCTAGGCGCTTCTGGAGCCTTTATGAGAAGATATGCTGGACTCATTTCATTACCAACCTTTATGAGACAGAATGCTGGACTCATTTCATTAACTCTCGTTCATAATGTCAAAAGCAATTTGCAATTCTTTCCTAACCTCTTCTGCAATTTGGGGATGCTTAGAAATGACATCTCGTAAAATTCTAGACAGAATTTGATTTACATTTTCTGCCTTTTGCATTCTGGCAATAAACTGACCATCGGATTGAGTAGCTCCCAAAAGTTTATGCAACTGTGCTTTCTTTGTTGCAATTTCACCGGCCAGTTTTATAGCCTGGATTCTTGCCGGCACCATGCCATGATTAGTTGCAATGTTAACGGTTTCCCACGCCTCTTTGCTTAGTTGGTCAAATTCATTTAGTGCTTTAATTGTGTTAAATTGAATTTTCTCTAAAAAATATGGGTCTTCTTCGGCTTGCCGGTTTAATATTTTTTTATATTCGTTTATCTGTTCTTTAATTTTATCTGGCGTGCTGCTCATCAAAGATGCAATTTCATGTATGTTATATCCTTTTACATATAACAAACCAACTTCTTCAACATCTTTTAAAACATCTATTAAAGTTTTTTCTAAATTAGAAACCTCATATTTTTCTATGTCAGACATTTATTCCTCTTCTTTAGGAAATTTCAGTGCTAAATTAACAGCTTTTGCTTCACTATCTAGTTTATCATAATCATATCCGTGTAATTTAATGTATTGTACACGATAATTAAACCAACCCTGAACGGCTTTCCAAAACTTAGGATCAGTTTTTTGCTCTAATTCAATTAATTCTTCAGTAGTTAAAAGAAAACTAAGAACTCCTAATGGCATGTAAACGACCATATTATATCCTTCGTCTTTATCTGAAACATATTCTTTTAAAAAATCTTGAAAGGCTTGAATAATTTTTTTAACCCCATCGCCTGAAAAGTGATCAATATTGCCATGCGCATTTCTTATTCTGGGACAATAATCATCAACATGTGTTACGGTACCAAAAGTTCTGCATACCATCGGTCTGTACCGATAAATAGTACAACCGTTTTTATAAAAGGCACAGTGCCTATCGGTTGGACCACCAATTTCCCAATTTTCGTCATACATTGCTTCTTTAAGATCGCCTACAATTCCATTCATCCACTCGTCAGCAACTTGCTGACCTTTATCTTCTAATGTTAAATAATATTGTTGACGCAAACTAAAAGCAATATTGGCACACTCTGCCATGTGAAGATTTAATCCAATTTTGCAACAATTACCAGAACCCAAACATTTAAATTGGGTTGCGTTTTGTTTTGCTTCAATAATTCTAATTTGATTATAAATCATATCAAGTTTAGAAAAACTATTGATATCTTTTACACTGACTGATTTTCTCATATACCCCTCTTTTTTGCTCTTTGAGCATTTCGTTTTCTAATTTCTCTATTTCGCTTTTCTGCCGCAATTAACGCTGGCGGCTTTGATCTTGTTTGACCACCGGTAGATAATTTTCTGCCTTTGCCCCTAAACTTTAACAAATCATATTTTTTAACCCAGTTATAAATTGCTTGAGGCGTTACTTTAACATTAAAACTTTGCTCTAAATGTTTACAAATATCAGTAAGATTCATCCTTCTTTTTACATACATTTCATACAAAAATGCTTTGTCTTTATATGGCTCAGATGTCATTCGTAATCCTTTTTTAATTTTAACGAATACCAAATTCCAATACCCGCTGCATCTATAATATCATCATCTTCTAAGAAATCTTGATGATTTTTAAAATATGTTTTAACAATTTCGCGTACTCTTTTTTTGCGTTCTTTTTTTAATTTTATTTGAAGAGAGCCTTTTTCGCCATTATGCTCAAGAAGGTTTTTATCTGTTGCGCTGATGTTTTTATACCCAATTTTATTTTTCCAAATTAATGGATTTATGTCCATCATTTCAACACCAAACCCACTTAAAACACCCCAAGAGTAGCCAATAATGTAAGAAATAACTCTGCTAGATTCAAAATTTTGAACATAAATAGATTGTTCAATGACAGCAATTTCCATACCGTAATTTTTATATATTTGTTTTAATTCTTTGTTGATAATTTTAAATTTTGAAGAAATTTCTTTTGTTTCTTTAAAATCTATTTTTCCGCAATCAACCATGTTGATACCAGTACCGGTATGATCAAAAATTACCCAGGCCAAAGAGTTGGAAGATGGGTCCATAGACAACACTCTTCTAACTTTTATTGCATTTACTATTTGCTTGACACTCATAAATTCTTTTTTATTTCCGATGCATTCCATCCCCAAGAAATTAATCGGTCAGCAAATCTTTTTTGTTTACATAATTCGCAAATATTTTCTTTGTTGTAAGAAGATAAAATTGTTGTACAATTTTTTGTTTTACAAATTCTTTTTTTATTTTTATTTTTTTTCTTTTCGTAATAATTTTTTAACAAATTTTTATTTGTTACTACTCTGCGACACTCCTGAGAACAGTAAATGGCATTATATACTTTAGCCTGAAATTTTTTTTTACATTCTGGATTAGAACATATCTTCTTTGCGTACTTTTTCACTACCTGACCAACATAATTCAACCAAATCACAAGAATTACAGTTTGCTGATGTTCTTTTGTAAGGTCGTTCGGGTATATTACCATTGATATAATCATGATAAATCCCTAAATATTTTTTAAATAATTTTTCAATAAACTTAGGATCTTTTTCTATATAAATTGGTAAAATTTCTTGATTATTTTTATTTTCATAAATTACATATCCAGCATCTAGTTTAAGGCATTCCATATAAATTTGGGCTTGTCGGTAATGTTCGTCTTTGGGTTTATTATGTAATTGTCGGTAATGGAAACCTTCTGAACTAATTGATTTTAATTCTATAAGTTTATTTCCATCCCAATCTATAATACCATCTGCGGTACCCTCAATTGGCGGAGAATCGTATTTTACAGGAATTTCTTCAGCGACCAGCACCCCCATACCTCTAAAATAACTGTAAAGGCGTTCATGAACAGCGTGCCCGTTGTCAAAAATACGATGAGTTTGGGGTGAAAAATATGTTGCAATATCCACCCCTTGAAATAAATAATACCAATACCTAGAGCATTGATTTGTATAACTAGGGTGAAACCCTTTTACTTGTTTAAATTTAGATACATTCCGTAACAACAAAAAATCATCAATTTCTTCCACTATATTTTTTCTAATCTGAACAGGCGTTTCTTCAACGATGTTTTTTGGAGATTTTAATTGCTTTAACGATTTCATGAAATAGCCTTTGCTGCCAATTTTAGAGTATTTATGTTTTCAGACAATGCTTCGTACATGGTGCGCCATATATCATTTACAAACTTATCTTGGTCGCCCATAACGGCAGATTTTCTTTTAAACACTTGGGATTTCACAATCATTAAGGTTCTGTAACCGGCCAACAAATTGGCTGATTTAATTGCCTGCATGCCAACATAATGTTCTGGGTTTTCTACAATGTCTTCTACAATCCGCAAACACTCTAAAAATTCATCGGCTTTATCGCCCATCATTGCAGTAATGATGTCTTTATTTACAATAATATCTGCCATTACAAATCCTTTTTTAAATTTTCTGTCTTATAAGATAGTTTATCACAAAAAAACAATATCTTCGTTTAAACATTTTTAATTTTTTCTCCAATCCATTTAGCAACTGGTGATGCTACTGCATTGCCACACATCTTGTATCTGTTAGTGTCTGCAATAATTTTATCGTCATCACCATATTTAGTATGGTTATCTGGAAACCCCATCAGTCTTTCACACTCAAGCGGAGTTAGTCTTCTTAAAACAAGATCGGATGTCATTACGCCATGCTGAGATATTGTATCTAATGTGTAAGATGGGTCATTTTCATTACCAAACCCCTTGCCTTGCGGTCCGGCTGTGTCGGATCTGCCAATAATTGTGCCTTGAATTGGAATTGCAATATGGTCTCCAGAGTCAATACCAATTCTAAGCGTTCTGTAAATATCTTCAGAAACAGCATTATTATATCCATCGTAAGCCAACACTGGTTGTTCTACGCCCACTAATGGCACTTGACCTCCGCCAGTTCCCATTCTGTGCTTAAGAGTAGGGGCAATTTGATCGTCATAAATACGAATATCGTTTGTTCTTGTACCATCAACAATAATTGGCGGCACAGCAACGGCAATTCCATTCTGCCCATACAGCGTTTGAGAAATATTTTCAGATGAAATAGGGTCTTGCTTTGAATGAAAAGAAATTGGCTCTATTGCAATATGTGGAAAATTATCACCATTGTGATGCTCTGCCCTAAGAGTTGGCACTACATCTTCAGTCACCCCTCCGCCTTGACGAGTCATAACGCCATGTTGAAAAACAAGCACAGTTGCTCTGCTTTCTCCACCATTATCAAATGCATTAAGGGTTGGAGACACGCCCCCCTCAGACCATGTTTCAAAATCTTCTGTATTTTGCGCGCGTCTAACTTTTACAAAAGGCTCCGCTACAATGTTTACTTCTGGTCTTTTATGGTCAGTAGCGCTAAGGGTTACTCCGCCCTCTGCCCATTTTCCGTGTCCTGATTTACCATAGAGGACAGCGCCATCAGTGCCTTCTTTAGTTTTTGCGGGAGTTCGTTTCCTTTTTTTCCTGCCCTGTTTAATATTCCCCTTGCTGTCTTGGGGGACAGGTAATATTTTTTCGGGACATCTTGCAACGGTTCCAGGATCGTAGCAAGCAAGCACAAAGACCCTTCTTCTGCGCTGGGCGACTCCGAACCATTGTGCATCCAAGATGTGCCATTCAATCGCCAATGCCCCGATGTTTGCCATTTCGTCAATGACTCTTGCGAAGTCATTTCCTTTATTGCTACTGAGGGCACCTGGGACATTTTCCCAGATT